AACCTGTACATATAATACTGGCACATCTGCATGTGCAAGTACTGGAAATGCTAGAGATAATGAAACAACAGATACTATTGCCCAGAAGAATGTGGGTATGTATCTGACGCTCATTGGTCTTTTATAGACTTGCATTACGTCGTGATAAGATTTTGACATGTAATCGCTCATTAAATTAATCCTAGTGATCCTGCTGTGATCCCTACTGCTAAGAATAGAGAGAATTCCAGTAGGGCATGTGCACCCACTGGAATATCTAGCAACCTAGTTTGTAACTGTATCATTACGCTCCCTGATATACTGGGGTCATAACTCCACCTCCCTCATCATCATCGTCGTCATCATCGTCCCATGGAAGATCACCAAGCATGATGATACTTGCCACAAACACACAGATGACTGGCATGAATGGGAACAGAAGTGTATTAACCCATGTGTTATAGTCTGCCTCTAATGGCATTATCCTAAACCTACTGCGTAAACTGGTAATCCAACTGTTGCTGTAAAACCTGTAACACATAAGAAAGTAATGAATGGTGCTATTTTTTTCATTTTATACGAAACCTGGTATAAGTTGTCCTGTTGTTAGGTAAGCACCAATCCCTGCAATGATGCCAAGCATTGCTAATCTACCGTTAAGTTTCTCAGCAACTACCTTTTGTGCTTCTATTTCCTTATTGTTTGATGGGTACATTAGAAGATACCTGGTATGATATTTCCTGTAGTTGCGTATGCTCCTACTGCTGCAACGAATCCAATCATTGCTGCCCATCCATTAAATCTCTCTGCTTCTGGTGTCATGATAGTGTCCTCTTAAAAATAATAGTGCGTTAAATTTGTTAAATCGTAAGTCTTAAAATCCTGCTAGACCAAAGAAGAAAAAGTTCCCTGTGGTAGCGTAGGATATCACTCCTGCTACTAGTCCAAGCATTGCAAGTCTGCCATTAAGCTTTTCTGCATTAGGTCCATATCCCTCATAGTTTTCTACAAGTTGTGGTCGCACCTCTGTTGGAAATGCATTTTGGCGTCCGCCACTCTCAGTTGTAACAGTCATGTGAAGTTTTGTAAAGAATTACTACAATACTATATAGCAAATGTTAAGTTTTGTCAAGCGGAAATTTCAAAATCAGTATTTTCTGATACTTTTCCTTCTTCCTAAATAAATACAGAACTTATACCCATAGGGTGATATGAAAAAATTAATTCCCCTTGTTATGGTAGCAGGATTTAGTTCTCCTGCTTTTGCGGACATCACTCATAAGATGACGTCCTCGTTTCAGTTGACCACAAATGCAGCTGCAACACAGGTTGAGCGAATTGGATCAACATACACGGTTTCTGGATCTGGTGTGACCATGGATGTTGGCGGTGGTAACTCTGCTGATAATAATGTTGGTGGACTAGGTACACTCTCATCAGGCGTTGGTCAGGGATCTATTGCTACAGCGACCCAGACAAGTGCAGGGGGTGCATTCAGCTTTAGCCAGTCATTCATTGCTGGTGACGTAATTGAAACTACAGCACCAGCAGTTGGTGCAGTTAGTGACTACTCTAGTCAGGTATCTACTGGTGTAGGTAGTGGAACTGGTACAGGTACTGTAACATCAGCACATGCTGTAACAGCAGTTGGTGGTGGAAGTGGTACATCAAGTATAGGTCAGTTCGTAACTGAATTAAATATCAACTGATGACTAATGAAAAGGATATTTGTCATGGTTGTGGGTGCATATGTCCTTGCGAGTGCGAGGACTGCATCAGCTGTGCCTGTGGTCCCAAATTTCACTCAAGGCAGCATGACCTCGGTGACAACCCAGACTGTCACTACGTCTGAGACCATAAATAGTATGGATTATGCCACAGGCTGGACGTATTCAGTCAGTGGCTCAGGGGTAGAACTTGAATCAGGTAGTACTAACGTAGCACCTGATGTGACAACAACACAAACTAATACCGTAGACGGTGTGACTTCAACATGGACTGGATTAGATTTATCAACAAACAACAAACCAAATTGGGTGCAATCCGAGCAAGGAGGAGCGTTCCAATTTACAGAGCATTACTCAGGACCAGGTCTTCAGACTCATACAATAATACAGAGAGAAACCACCGTAAATTCGGTCACAGAATCAACAAGTATATTCTCAAACTGACTGCTATCACTGCACTTTCTACATGTGTGCCTGTGTATGCAACAGATGTGGGAGGTGTTTCTGCTACAGCAAATCCAGTCGCGAATTCTAGTGGCTCAGTGACCAACCAGGCAATACAAGTTTTACAAGGTCCTTATATTACTAATCAGTATGGTGATGGTATATCATGTCAGACTGCTACCGCCAATTTTACACCATACATCACCAGAACAGGAACATGGCAAGATCCTTACGAGGAAATCTTTATGGATCCTGTATACAACAACGCTGACAATAATGATGACAACATACCTGACAATCCAGGTGAAATACTCTACTACATTCCTACTCGTACAGGTCAGAAGTCTACTCAGAATATTAACTTAGGTTTTAGTGCTACCATATCCATACCATTAGATAGAGAAGCAAGAGACAAATGTATGGAAGCAGCTGCTTTACATAATGAATATCGTATGCAGATGACTGCTAACAAGAGACTTGACTTTGAGATAGCTAGGTTAAAAAATTGCGGGGAGTTGAAAAAACAGGGTATAGTCTTCCATCCTAAGTCTCCATACTATGCAGTATGTGCTGACGTTATGTTAATCAATCCACCAGGTGTTGTAGGTGAACATGTACATCCTATTGAACCTAATAGTGATTTAAAAGAAATTTCTATAGGAAACAACTCTAAGTTATGATTTCTTCTTTCTAACTTTTAGAGGAGGTAATCCTTTCTTTTCACGATACTTATTTGCTATTATCTCACTCTTAGATAACCCACGGTGAGTACCTATTTTCTTTTGAAGAGTGGTGATAGCTTTTTTTACGGCTGGTTTTATTAATCTCAAGATCAATGGCGTAGCAGCAGCTCCTGCTGTTGCGATCACTGCAATTGCTAATGTCGTGGATGCTTGATTTGTAGAGGGAAGAAATTTCTCAGCTACTGTAGTTGGTTCGTATAATGTTATACAGGTTTTACCATCAGCACTAAGTTCATGACCAGTTACTTTCTCATCTCCAGACTGTGTAATGTCACCAACTCTTAGGTTACCAGGACCAGGACATTCAACCTTACCTGTAGGTATATCACCTGTGTCAGGTATTGGTGGTGGTTCAACCTCTGGTGGTGGTTCTACAACAGGTGGAGGTGTCTCTACCTGTATTAATAAATCTTCTGGAGTGTAATCCATTGCATCATACATTGGATACTGTCCATCACAAAGCACCTTAGTTCCTTGGGAGTCTTCCTCCTTTAGGTTAGGTGTTTCTCTATTATCGGCTGCATCAGGGTGATACTTTACACAACCTGGCATGTTCACAACAGGTGAACCTATATTTAATATAAAAGGATATACCTGTGTATGTGGAACGTAATTGTATATGCCAGGTGCTTCTATTCTAGGTATGCTTACATTTTGTACCCCGATCTGAGGTATTTCAGACATTATAACTTAGGTATACCTGGTATTGCAGGACCTGTAGATTTTGGTAGAGCATCAGTGATACCACCACCTATACTAGGCATGACTGATTTCATTACTTTGCTTTTTACACCATCTATGATGGCATCCTTTTGAGTATAAAGATACACACCACCGCCAACAACGGAAAGAGATATAACGAAAGACGAAATAGCAAGTACATTAATAATTTTTTGCATGATATTTATTTGTCATTTGGAATAATTTTTACAGGAGCTGATTCAATCCTGATAGTTTGTGCGGGTGCAGTTTCAGATGCTTTAGCAATAAGGAACTCCATATCCTTTTTAGATATGTTAGCACTGCCAGGATCACTATCACTTTTCTTCTTCTTACCTCCCGTTTGAACGCCAAAAGTAGCTAAAGTTCCTGTGAAGACCGAAGCTATAAAGGTCGGATCAATTTTATCTCCTTGTTCATAACCTGGTATTTTAACGTAGTTCAAAGTTAAGATCCCTGCGGACCACACAAGAACTATCACTCTTATCAGAGTTGCTAAGTATGCTAGTTGTTCCTCTTTGTCATCAACACTCTCTTTAATCTTGCCGATGATACCTTTTGGTTTTTCTTTTACTTCTGCCATAATATTCTGGTTGCTGTTCTATTTATTAACAATCCTTGCTCATATCTTCTGCCATGTTACCACCTATTTCAGCACCTTGATTACCACCAAACATTGCTACCCATCCTGCAGCTACCCATCCTACAAATGGTATAGTGCTAAGAGTAGGTGCTGCAGCTGCACCAATACTAGTACCAACTACTCTACCTGTACCTTCTCCTGATCCCACCGCTTTGATACATGCAATTCTTTCAGCACTTATCTCTGCTGCTTGCTCATGAGTCAAACCAGGTTTCTGATCTAACCATGATCTATGATTTGATACTGCACCACCTTGGTTTGTCTGTCCATCCATGAAGTATTCTTCAGCAACCTTGGTTGTGTTGTTTGCAAGTCCTAAGAATCCTGCTTTCTCTTTAATATCTTTAGTGATGTATGCTGTCTTGGGATCGTTTGCTTTATATGATATAGCATATCCCTCTTCTGATACACTCACTTTATATGATGTGTAAGGACCTACAGGTAAATCCACTGATGGTAGTGGTGGTTCTGTTTTTCTTGTAGCAATATATCCAATCATACCAATATGTGAAACAGCGAATAGACTGCCTACCACACCGAATGATATCCATTTTAACTTATTCATCTGTCTTCATTCACTAACATTATATATGTATAAGATTAATTATGTGGGTCGTAATACCTAATAGTCCAACCTGTTACAGCTATTAATACTACGATTATTATTAGTGTTGTCATCTTATCCCTCTAACTCAGTGACTCTTGCCTCTAATGATTCTATCTTAGCAATCGCTTCTTGTAAAGCTTTAGTTAGAACAACTGTTAATTTGTCATAACTGATAGCAGCAGGAACTATTTCTGTATCCTCTTTTTGTTTTGTTAATGTACTCTTTGGATACATTTGAACAACTTCGGGAACTTCAGTCACCATCTCATCAGCAATAAATCCAATTAAAGTTTCATCAGTAACAGTAATTGTTCCATCCTCATTATATTCTTGTGGTGTGAATGTACAAGGTTTAAGATTTTTTACTGTGTCTATACCATACTTAGTTAATTCAGTAATATTAGTTTTTAATAACTTGGAAGAAGTATCATATCTTAATTCATCATCACTATTACTATACTTAACTGCTGATCCAGAGGAAGCATTTCCTAGTAAATTTTGGAAAAATATACCACCATCATGAGCAATGGTCATATTTCTAGTTACATTATTACTGTAGTCTCTTGAATAGAAGTCCATGTTATGAGGAGCACCACCCCAAGCATCTCTTCTCATTACAATCTTACCAACTTGTACATCACTACCATCTTCCTGAGACCATTCAACACCAACTTGTTGTGAGAAGTCAACACTGTTTTGACTTCCAGCTTGTAATCTCAAGAAACCATTTCTAATATGTACAGAATGAGCAGGAGCATTTGAAGATGGTGCATTGACCAATACATTTCCATCTCCACGAATAGAGAACTGGTCTTCCTTAGCACCACTGGCTCCAGTATTAGCAGCTACAACAAAACTGGATCTAGTTGATGTGACTCCATGTAGTTGATATATCTCAAATCCATTGCTATTATCATCACACTGTGATGCAAAATAATGACCATTATTGGAAGATTGATTTATTATTGCTCTTAATGTTCCAGATGTTCCAATATCAACTTGTCCATTTGTATGGATCTTTATTTCATCAGGAGTTGCAGAAGAACCTAAACCAAGATAACCATCATTATTAGCATTTGAATTTGCGACTGCCTGTATTGATGTCTGGAATGCTGTTACTGTGGTGCTACCATTATGTCTTGTTGCATTTAAGAATATTTTTCCAGAACCATCAAAGTCATTAGCAGCTAATTCATAGTCACCATTAATATTGAGATTAAAATTACTATCAACAGAAACAGATTTACCATTGGCACCACTATTCTTAATCTCAAGAGGTGTAGTAGATGCGTCAATTCTTAATCCATTTATTCCATCAGGACATTTTAACCATAATCTTGGGTTGTTACCATATTCAAGATAATCAGTTGTTAATGCTGTAATTAATTTTGTTTTACCATCATGTCCGATGCGAAGTCTTTCAGTTAATGATCCTGTATTTTTCTTTGTAGAGAAAGAAATTCTACCAGTATCATTATTACTATCTCCTGTTGTTCCTGCAATTTGTGCAACTTCTGTTGCATTATTCCAAAATCTTATTCTTCCTAAATCAAAATCAGCATTTGTTACGGCTGCACCAGCACCTAAGTTTAAGAATCCCGCACTAGTATTATCGTCTCCAGAGATAGACAAGTTATTATAACCACTACCACTTACAGCCCAAGGATGAGTTCCTCCTATAGCTACATTATTATCAAATATTGACTCAGCGGCTGTGAAACTACCTATATCTGCATTTCCACTGACTGTTAATGATGAAAGAGTTCCCACAGAAGTAAGAGAAGAACTGGTAACACCAGTTCCAAGACCAGAAACGACGCCAGTTCCAGCAGTAGGTCCTATTTGAGTCAAACTCAACATTTGACGTGCATTTCCAGCACCATCAATAATATTATATGTCTTACCAACAGCAAGTTCCATGTCCTCAGAGGACTGCCAAGAATCAGTAGCATTAGACCATAGGAATGTGTGGTCAGATGGAGAACCCTTCAGAATAATACCACCGCCATCAGCTGCAGTATCAGAAGGACCTATCGCACTAAAGGTTGGTGTACCAGATCCTGTTACGTTGTTAGAAAGTGTCGCAGTGTTGCCAGTGATACTTAAAATTGTTGTATTGCCAGGAACCGTAACACCAGCAGTGTTAGAAGTAACTGCCATACCAGGAATAATTCCTAGAGTTGGTGATATCGCAGAAATATTTGCAGATCCATCAACAGTTGTACAAGTAAACTGTGTACTAACTACCTTTGCAAGTTCAATATTTTTATCTGCTACTTCTAATATGTTTGATTGAACTACTGTTTGAACACCATTGACAATAAAATCTCCTTTGACTGTCAAACTATTATTAACTATAACATCATTGTTTAAAGTAACATCAAAGTTAGAATCTCCCTTAACCCAGTATTCAGTACCAGATCCAATAATAAGTTGTCTATCTCCAGAAGCACTAGGTGGAGTGTAAGTAGCATCATTGACTGGGTTTGTACTATCAGCAGGACCGATTAGAACATTACCATTACCACTACAATTATAACCAGCATAGAATCCAATGCAGACGTTCGCATCGCCTGTAGTATTTGTTTCTAATGCATTAGAACCCAGTGCAGTATTGCTATTTCCCTCAAGATTACCGAGCATTGTAGAGCGACCCACTGCAACGTTGTTTGTACCAACACCATTGGATCTTAATGAGTGATATCCATATGCAGTATTTCCAGCACCAGAATTTACAGTCAGTAAAGATTCATATCCAGTAGCTGTATTTTGAGAACCAGAACTGACAGAAGACAGTGCTTGTTTACCCACTGCAGTATTCGTAGCGACTGCACCGTTTCCTCTACCAACAGTCATTGGATCAGTAGATCCACCTCTAATTAAAACATCAGAGTTAACAAAATCAACTCTAGCATTACATGTAAATAAGTCAGTATTAGCAGCACCAACTGTGAGGTCTTTTTCTATTACTGTATCACCACTAATTGTTGTAGTACCTGATTGATTACCAATCTCAATCTGAGTTGCTGCACCACCAAACTGAATTGATTGAGCACCAGAATTAAGTAAAGCAAAACCAGTAGATGTAGTTACTAAACTAGTTAAAATAACAGGACTGGTTTGGAATACAAGATCATCAGTACCAGTTGTACCACTAATTAAAGTACGAAGTTGAGTAGAAGTTGTAGAAGATAATGACGCAAGAGTATCAGATTTATATACTACATCACCACCTACTCTAAAGTTTACGCTTACATTACTTGTAAGATTATCGGATGTAAATGTTAGATCTCTATCAATATCAACTTTTTTACCAGATTGTATTTCAAGAATAGCAGAAGCTGTAGATGTAATCTCTAATCCATTAACAGAAGTTGCTGTGGCAGCACCAAGTGTTGGTGTTGTAAATGTTGGATTGGTTAAAGTTTTGTTTGTTAGGACTTGAGTTTCATTTTCTGTAACAAATCTATTATCAACAGATCCGTCCCAAGATCTCCAATATCCACCACTCTCATGCCATTGAAATCCTTGATATGCAGTAACAACTCCAGCACTATCAGTAATTCTGTTTACTTGAATACCACCATCAGCACCTGTGATAGAGTTTCCTTTTCTTAATTCAATAATATTATCTTCTACTTGAAGCGTTGTAGTATTCAGAATTGTTTGAGTTCCACTAACAACTAAATCTCCACCTATAGTTACTGTAGTTCCATCATCATTAATAATACTATTTGATAACTGATTGTTACCAGAGTCCCACTTTACTAACTTGTTTCCAGTTAAGTTATTATAATTTTTTAATTGGAAATTTGTTCCTGATAATACTAAACCACCAACAGGATCAGCATCTAAACTAGCACCTGTATCACTGTTCAAAGAATCAATTTCAATTTCAACTTGACCACTATTATTTGTAGTCTGTCTAATAGTTGTTGCACCAGCTTGTTTGAATACAAAATCTCCTGCTTGTGGTGCAATAGGACTTCCGTTATTGTCACTACCAACTTTAGTAACAGTATTAGTATCTACACTATCAATATTAATAGTATTTCCTACTTGACTTACAGTTACATTACCTCCAGATCCACCTGTGATGGTAACGTCAGATTGTGTAGTTCCACCAGAAGATGGAACGTAAGATCCTGTAGACCCACCTCTAATTCTAGTAACAGTATCAGTAGATTCATATGTAATAGTTGGATCACCACTACCATCAACACCAGCAGTAACTGTAGTTCCTGTGCTATCTAAGAATGTGAAGTTTCCTGTTGTTGTATCCGCAGGACCGTATGTACCACCAGATCCTGCACGAATTTTAGTTTTAGTATCAGTATCAAGAGCACTAATATTGATAGTGCTACCAGTCATAGAAACTGTAGCAGCACCAGTGGATGTGAAGTTGAGAGCTCCAGAAGTATTAGTTCCACCAGGAGCACTTAGTGTGGTAATAGTATCGCTATCATTAACATGTCCACTGACTGTAATAACATCTCCAGATCTATCTAAGAATAAAGTTAAAGCATTTGATCCAGCTGGAACAGATGCAGGAGGTCCTACAGCTAAAGTAACATCATCATCAACCCCTGCACCAGCGTTACCACCAGATGTCAATCTAACAATTTTTTCAGTGGCACTAGCACCATCTACAGCAGAAACAGAATATGTTGTATTGTTATCGGGTGTGGTTACGGTTCCTCCAAGACTGATTGCAGAACCATTAATAGTAATACTACTGTTTGATAATGAAGCGTTTGAAATATTTGTAATCGTGTTTAAAGAACCAGAAATTATACAAGTTTCAAAAGTTTTATTAGTAATTGTTTGATTCTGTGTTAAATAAACATCACCAGGACTATCCCAAAAAACTGTTGTACCATTACTGGTTAAATATTTACCTGCACCAGTGTCCCCACTAACAATGACACCATTGCCAGTAAGATCTAAATTGTCACCCGATACCAGTTCTTCTATCTTCTTGGATACAGAGTTAACTATTAACGGAAAACGATCAGCCATTTAACTTATCAATGAATACTAGTGCTCTTGTTTATTTATGCCCTAAAATACAACGATGACGTTACTCATTGAACTATGGAACTGACAAATATAATAATATGTTGTGGGACCAGCAGGAAGACCACTCGTGTCCCAAGTTAGATTAGATGACTGCTGACCATTATTTGTAATTGTTCCTGTAGTAACTCCATTAGATGTTCCTGTGGTCTGTGTAGTTTTAATCCAGAACGGATGAGATCCAGAAATATTAAATGTAAATACTAGAGTGTCACCAACATTTATATAGATTGGTGGATCTTGTGCATCAACATGATCAGCTGATCTATCAGAACCATTAAACACATAATGACTTCCTCCAATATTTGTAACGTTAATTGTAAATGTTTTAGGCAGTGCTGCAGGAGCTGCTCTATTAAATGTAGCAACTCTAGGAAATCTTAAGGCACTTTTATCAGATCTAGCACCAACTTGTTTAGATATCATTCCAGTCACACCTTCTCTGGGATTTTTTGCAATCAAATACTTGTCAGGACTACCCTTTTGACAAGATGAATCATCAAACTGTCCACCAGATGCATCCCAACTCATGTCATTGTAAATACTAGTGCTATCCAAATATCCTTTAGCATCATATTGATTAAATCTTTCCTTACCAGTAGCTAAACATGCTAGTACACCTGCTACTTGTGGTGATGCCATACTGGTTCCATTTATAGGATAGAAATAGTTTGGTGCTCCACCATACTTACTATCAGCAAGTCCACTACTATCATATGCAGAGAGAATATTATTTCCTGGTGCAAATATATCAATCAAAGGTCCGAAGTTAGAGAAAGTAGATCTTCTAAAATCATGTCTATTGCCTAGAGATCCAACACATATAGTATTGAGTGAATTACCTGGCGATGCTCCTCTATTATAAAAGTATGTTCCAGCTGTAAGAGTTACTGTATTGGAATAATCAGGATCTCCATCTGGTACACAATGAAAATTATTATTACCAGCTGCTGCGACAACTACTACACCCTCACTGATAGCATCCTCTGTATCAGCATTGATTGCTGCATAGTCAGAATTTATTTTCATTTTATTTTATTTGTTTCTT